CTTTGTCGGCCTCCACGAACCTCAATCTGGATCAGCTTGTAAGCCTGGATTTTGATTCGTCTGATCAAACTGCGGGAACAAATTCAAGAATTGTTCGTCGATTGACTAGTCACGATGGGACAGATGTTACTATCACGTTGTTTAACACGGAAACTAATGTTATTTCGAAAACGACAACTCGGTGGGCAACGGTGATCAACTATGCCACCGCAGATAATTTCGCAGTTGGCGGCGCCGTTGGTTCTGTCTTGGGTCAGGACCCGTGGGGGCTTGAAGGTTCAAATGATACGTCTGGTGGAACTTTCGATGGCTTGCTCAAGGACAAGATGCCTGAAATCGACATCAAGGTCGATAGCGTAGCTGTCACCGCGGTCACCAAAAAGCTCAAGGCCAAATGGACTCCGGAGCTTGCTCAAGATCTCAACGCTTATCATAATATGGATGCAGAGGTTGAGCTTACGAGCATTCTTTCTGAGCAAATTGCTCTTGAAATCGACCGCGAGATCCTGAATGATCTCGTTAAGGGTGCAACTGCTGCGACCTATTACTGGTCACGACGACCCGGTCGTTTTATTGATCGTGGAACTGGATCTGATATTAGTGCTGATTCTAATGAATCACTCTTGGGTGCCGACTTTACTGGTACTGTCAGCGAGTGGTACGAGACTCTCATTGAGACAATCAATGATGTGTCCGCTCGCATCCACATCAAGACGCTCCGTGGAGGCGCCAATTTCCTTGTTTGTGGTCCTGAGACCGCCAACATCCTTGAGTTTACCGCTGGTTTCCGAGCGTCTGTGACTGCAGACGTTGAGGTTGGCCAAGCTGGTGCCGTCAAGGTTGGTGCTATCAGCAAGAAGTGGGATGTGTATGTTGATCCATACTTCCCGCGCAACGTTGTTCTTGTTGGTCGTAAGGGTAGTTCATTCCTAGAGAGTGGCTATGTTTATGCTCCGTACGTACCTCTCCAAGTAACCCCGACTATCTTCGGTGTCGAGGACTTCGTGCCCCGTAAGGGCGTGATGACCCGGTATGCCAAGAAGATGGTTCGACCGGATGCTTATGGTTTGGTTATCATCAAGGACTTCCTCGGCTAAAATAGCCCGGTAGTTTAAAAAGAACCCCCACACCTTTGGTGTGGGGGTTTTTGTTTGTGTATAACTATTTAGGATGTAGTAAAGGAGGTCTCGTGAATGGCCGTTCCCACATTAACACCAGCAAGTCAAACAAGTGCTATTATTTTACCCGTAACTGGGACTCACTCAAATGTAAATTCAACGAGCAAGCCGCTTCCGTTTGGGGTATACACAGGAACTCCAGGCTCACAAGATTCAACTGATTTTGTATCTGGTGCCGTCGATCAGGTTGCTTATGTTTATAAAAAGCTTGGCGGCGATGTTCTAGATGTTGAAATAACTGAATATCAAGTCTATGCCGCCTATGAAGAGGCTGTTTTAGAATATTCTTATATTGTTAATATTCATCAATCAAAGAATGTTCTTGCTGATGTTATTGGTGCAACAACTGGAACCTTTGATCATGATGGCGAAATAAAAACTGGCCCTGCTGATGTGGCCATAAAACTTCCCAGATTTACTTTTGCTTATTCTAAAAGAGTATCTGATGGCGCTGCTAGCGAAGCTGGCATCGGTGGAAGCCAAACTGTTTATTCCGCAAGCTTTGCCACCACTGCGAGCGTCCAGGATTATGATCTTCAAACGATTATTAGTTCATCGGCAGCAACTGACTCGGGCAGTCTTTATTATGACAAGGTTGGAAATAAAAAGATTTCAATTAAAAAAGTTTATTATAAATCACCATATGTTATGTGGAGATTCTTTGGATATTATGGTGGCCTAAGTGTGGTCGGGAACCTTCACAACTATGGCCAGTGGAGTGATGATTCAACATTTGAGTTGGTGCCCACGTGGCAGAATAAGTTGCAGGCGATGGCATTCGATGACTCAATATATACTAGAATTTCTCAATATTCGTACGAACTAAGAAACAATAAGATTAGAGTATTCCCAGAAATTACAAATGCGGGACCAAATAAGATTTGGTTTGAATTTATGGTTTCTGAAGATCCCTGGGATTACGACGCCAACAAAGACGATGGCACCACTGGTGTTAATAATATGAACACAGTTCCATTTGCCAACATTCCATATGCTAATATTAATTCTATTGGAAAGCAGTGGATTCGTAGATTTTGTTTAGCCCTCTGTAAAGAGATGCTTGGTCAAGTACGAGGCAAGTTTGGATCAGTTCCCATTCCCGGCGAGTCGGTAACACTTAATCACTCTGAGCTTTTATCGCAAGCGAAAGAGGAACAGGAAAAACTAAGAGAAGAGTTGAAGACAATTCTTGACGAATTAACATATGCTAAGTTGGCAGAGATTGATGCCACGAAGCTTGAATCAGCGAACAAAACGCAACAGAACGTTCCGTTAACTATTTTTGTGGGGTAATAACAAATGTCTGAATGGTCACAACCTTCTCAACCACCACCCCCAATGTTCTTGGGGGAAAAAGAAAGAAACCTTGTTAAGCAAGTTAACGATGAACTCATCGAGAGGGTCATCGGACAACAAGTTCTTTATTACCCCATAAGCGTGGAACACACGGACTTTCATGATATTTATGGCGAGGCCATAAAAAAAACATTCTTACCACCTATCAGGGTTTATGCCCTCGTTGCGTGGGAAGGGCTGGAAACAACAACAGATACCAGCTATGGTATCGATAAGAAGTCAGAAATAACTGTTCATTTTCATAAACGAAGATTAACAGAAGATCAAGATCTTTTTGTTCGAGAAGGGGATTTTGTTCTTTATGGTAGTATCTATTACGAAGTCGTTACGCTGAGCGAACCAAAACAACTATTTGGCCAGATTGATCATCGTATTGAAATATCAGCCAAGTGTGTGAGAGCAAGGAAGGGTCTATTCGATGCCACTTAATATTGATACAGAAACCGAAGGGGTAAGAGAAGAATATTTTTTGCCTTCAACGATTGAAACAATTGATGGAGCTTTAACTGAATTTATCAGTGGATTAAATATCTTTTGCACGACAAATGAAGGCTGGAAAGAGGTCCCCATCATCTGGACATCGGCAGAGCGGTCTTTCCAGATTAAAAATAAAAAAGAGCTTCGAGACATATCGGGGGTTTTAGTGAAGCCAGTAATAACGATTGAAAGAACTGGAATAACAAAAGATCTTAGTAAAAAGGGGAAACTTTACGCAGCTATCCCCGCAGCCAGGGGCATCAAAGGCGGCGCAATAACGATTGCAAGACAAATAAATCAGGAAAAAACATCAAATTTTGCTAATGCGGATGCTCTTCGAGCACACAAGCAACAAAACTTTAGAACGCGAGAAACAAGCAAGGTTGTTTATGAAACAATAACAATTCCGATTCCAGTATATATTGAATTATCATATACCATTCAGTTGCATGCGGAATATCAACAACAAATTAATGAAATGACAACCCCGTTCCTCGCTCGCCCAGGTGGGATAAATGTGATTACTCTTAGAAAAGACAAGCATGTATATGAAGCCTTTATTCAATCTGATTTTGGTCACACCAATAACCTTTCAAATTTATCCGCTGAAGAGAGAAAATATCAAACAAAGGTAGATGTAAAAGTACTTGGATATATTGTCGGCGATGACAAAAACCAAGAACAACCCAAAATTGTTCGCCGACAAAACGCCGTCGAAGTTAAGATCCCCAGAGAACGTGTGATCTATGGTGATATTAACGAATTTATTAAAGACGGATTTTACAGAGAGTAATTAATTCTTTTTGGAATCTTTCCAACTATTTACAAAGACAAAAGTTATTTAATAGGAGACCTGTGTAATGTCTGAAAAAAAGTTTAGATTTGTTTCTCCCGGTGTTTTTATCGAAGAGATTGATAAAACGCGCTTGGAGTCAACCGCACGTCGCCGAGGCCCGGTTATTATTGGCCGTTCAGAGCGTGGCCCAGCGATGAGCCCGACTACAGTTCAATCGTTTCAAGAGTTTGTACAATTATTCGGCGCACCCATTCCTGGCGGAAAGGGGGGAGATGTTTGGAGGTTGGGGAATTACACCTCTACCACATATGCTAGTTATGCGGCACAGGCATACTTAAAAAACAATAGTCCGATTACTTTTATCCGGCTAGTTGGATCGAAGCACGATGCAGCTACGGCTGATGATGCGATTCCGGGATGGAAATTTAATCCCATGTCCGCAACCCCGTCAGACACCCGCGGCGGAGGTGCCGTGGGTCTCTTTATAATAGATTCTGGCTCGCAGGGCGCCGTCATGTCCGGAACCCTGGCCGCGGTGTGGTATTTTAGAAATACCTCTTCAGGTTTGTATTTATCTGGAACTATGCCTGGGTTTGGTTACCACATGCCAGGGCAATTCGCTGGAACATCTAGTGCTGCTCATTTGATTGAGAGTAATGGGTCCAGTTATGGATTTACAACTGAGTTCTATGGTCTAAACTCGGGCCAAAAAAGAGCATTTAATTTTGATCGCACATCAGACAAGTTCATTAGAAAGGTGTTCAACACAAATCCAACGCTAACAAACTCGGGTAGTTTGACTTCTGGTGATGAAGAAGCTTATTTCCTTGGTGAAACATACGAGGGCGTTTTAGACAATGTGCTTAGTGGATCAGCAGCAGGAAAAGCTTGGGG